AAGCAAAACTTGCTCTTGAAAAGAAATACAATGAGTTTCTTGCATCCATCTGATACAAGAAAGAGGAAAAGGAAGACTGGAAGTGGGAAGACACACCAGAATGAAGAGTCTTCTTCAAGAAAGCTTGAGTTTTTAAGAAATAGGTATGAAAAAAATCACAATAGAGTTCATCAAAACAGAAGAGTGAATCAAGTCAGTTCATTCAATGAAAGACATCATTGATTCACTTCCTCTGTGATGATATTCCATTCTTCTCAGGGATCAGAAAGAAATCAGAAGTCTTGAGCAGAATTCATGGTATTGGTCAATCATTTGATTTCTGGTGATCAACACTGACTTCTGAATGACAAAGGATGATTGGCATGAATTCTTTGCTTGATGATTCCTCTCAGAAGAAAGAATGTTTCCGAAACCTCACACAATCATCAGATCAACAGCTGATCTGGACACAATAGAATTCACAGAGTACATCAAGAAAATCCTTGAATTCTGTGAACTTCCTGTCAAAGATGGTTGATTGTGAATTCCAAAAAGATTCTTGCTTCCAAAGCTCAAAGGTCTTGATTGTCCATTCTAATTGCATAACTTTTCCACATATGGTTGCAAAAACCTAAAGAAAACTCAAAATCACCACCAAAGAAGAAAGAGACAAGAAAGAGAAAGAGCGGATGCAGAATGGTGAATTGTTCCAGAAATACATGATTCACATTGGTCAGTGGATCATGATTGATTGACAAGTTTCAATCAATCCAAAGTCATGATTCATTCCGAAAGAACAGATTGAATCAGGGTTCAAAGCTTACCTCAAGAAATAATTTTTTATATACACACTATGTCAACCAAGACACCACCAGAAATCACAGAACTCAGAAAGAAGATCAAGAAGCTTTCTGGAAAGCATGAAAACTTCCTCAAGACTCTTCATGAGGAAACAAAGATTTCATTCTCTCACATCAGTCTGTTCAAGGACTGAAAGAGGGGAATTTCAATGGAAAAATATTTTCTTCTTGAAAACACTGTCAAAAAGTTGGAAGAAATATATGATTCAGTTGAATAGTCTTCAATGGTGTTCTTTTCTCAGAAGAGGGCATCTTGAAGAAAATCCATCTTCATTTATTTTCTAATATTTCACACTATGAAATATATTCTTGCACTCCTTGTGCTTGCTCTCTCAGCTGCTGCAACTGTTTCTGCTGCAACTGGTTCAACTTCCACTTGATCAACTTCATCTGGAAGCGCATCAACTGGTGAAACTCTTTCAGGAAGCACCAGCACTGGTTCTTCACTCACTGGATCAACTTCAACAGGTGTGACAAATACTGGTGTTGTGATTATTTCAACATCACAAAAGTGAGCTGGTTGACCTGCTCGCGGTTTCAATCTCACAACAAAACAGTGGGACATGATTCCTCAGTGTTTCCCTTATACATGGCTTGTCCAATTCTACAAAGGAAACATATTTGATATTTATATCAACCAAGAGAATTGCCGAAAGCAGCGGTTCATTGACTTTGGTATATAGTCAACACCTCACAGAGAGGTGCAAGGATGTAGCTCAGTGGAAGAGCTTCTTGAGCCACCAGAAACAGTTCTGAATGGTAATGGGTATAAAGCGAAACATCCATTGGTCAAAGGTTCAAATCCTTTCATCCTTGCATCTCTCTATGAGAGAGAATTCTATTTTTTCACCTTTTGCAACATGAAAACACTATATTCTGAAGCTCTCAAAGAGAAGAACATTTTCTTCAAAAAAGCTGGTGTGAAAATCACCAACAAATGACAGGACAAAAGCAAATAAATATTTGCTTTCAGTAAAATTTCAATATCATAGTCACATGACAGATTCAAGAACAGTTCATGTGACTTTTTACAAAAACGGACAGCAAAAATGAGTCACAAAAACTGAATTATTCTCAGAAAAAGAATTCCAACCTGACATGTACCATCCAACAAGAATCACACCTGAAGAATGGGAAAAGATTCTTTCTGTTCCACAGGATAGAGTTCAAGAAATCCTCTCACAATATTATTCATAACTTTTCCACATTATGTGAAATTCACTCAACAAGGTTCAAATAATTGGCAATCTCACAGCTGATCCAGAAATCAGAGAGACACCAAGCGGACAAAAGGTCGCAACATTCTCAGTTGCCACAAACCGAAAATGGAAAGACAAAAATGATCAACTTCAAGAAGAGGTTGAATATCACAGTGTTGTTGCATGGCGGTGACTTGCTGACATTGCTGAGAGCTATATGCAGAAGTGAAAGAAAGTCTATGTTGAATGATACCTGAAAACAAGATCATGGGATGACACCGCTGGTGTGAAAAGATACAAGACAGAGATTGTTGCTGATCAAGTCATTCTTCTCTCTTCAAATCCGAACTGATCAAAAGCACCTCATCCAGCTGAATGAATCAGTGTTGATGATTTTCCAACTGATGATAATTTCTAAAAATTCACCTATGTCTGAACAAACTTTCACAAAAGAACAGATGTTTGCATGCTGGATGAAGAGTGCTGAGAAATCAAAAGTGAAATGAGAGAGACTTGACAGAGACTATGAGAAGAGCTGCTTTGAAAGGTGGCTTCCAACATTTACACCATAACTTTTCCACCTATGTTCACAAAAGAAAAAATCCTGTTCATTGCAACCATCATTTTCATCTTGTGGTTTGTCCTCAGTGACTATCACATCAAGCTTCATGACAGACTTGAAGCAAGCTGCAACAAGACTGGTTGAAGTTACCTTTGATGAATGTGTGTTCATCCTATCATAAAAAATCCATAATTTTTCCACTATGTTTGACACAAAGAAAACCAAAGAATATGACCTGTCCACAGGTTGAAAGATCATGTACTTCACAGGTGCATTGGCACTCAAGAAAGTTGAGTCAGAGAAATTTGAGTGAGTCTTCATCAAGAAGATGAAATTCAGATTGATTCATCCAATAGGAATCATCATGCTTCTGATCCTCTTTGTTCTCTTATGAGTTCAATGAGTCAAGGAAGAGTGGGATGATTTTTGTATTTTCTAACTTTTCCACTTTATGCAAGCAATAGCATTTCTCATTTTTGTTCTCTGGCACTTCTTACCATCTCTTGTTGCAAAGCACAGATGAAAGAAAAACATATGAGTTGTTGTCAGAGTCAATCTATTATTCTGATGGACAATCATTTGATGGATCATTGCACTTGCAATGGCTTTCTGAGAAACAGAATAATTTTTCCACCTATGGAATACACAAAAGCAGTGGTCAATCCACATCACATCATTATTTCTTCACCTGATCCAAAATATGCACCAAGAGAATGGTTCATCCGTCAACAATTCCTCAGAGAGAGAATTGAATCAAGAAACATACATTCCATACAGCAAAAGGAATCCTGAGAATTGTCCAGATGATAGATTTTGCAATCTTTTCGATTATCTGGAAAGATTCATTTGAGTTGATATGGAAAATGCAATTTTTCATGATTGAGAACTCGACTGAAGAAAGACAAAGTTTGTTGTTCTTCCAAATTGAAAAGTATTGATGGCAAATGATGAAGTTGCTTCACTCTCTGATTCATACGAGAGTGATTGACCAAAATGAATATTCTTTGCCATGCAATCAAAAGCATTCTTCTGAACATATCAAACTGTGTTTCCATATTTCAGGAATGAATTTATTTCATAATTTGCCAAAAGCAAAATTCTGAATAATATTTCAATGATTATCACATAATATTTCCACATATGAGCGAAATGGAAAACATTCAAGAAGAAGAGACAAATAGGGAATGACCTTGAAGACCTGAGAAATGGACTGATCCAAAAGCTCTTGCAGAAAAGATTGAAGAATACTTCATGAGGGCTGTTGATTGATATGCTTACTATAAAAAGAATGTGATGTATGAATATGAACTTGCTTCATTCGATCAAAGGCATAGAGACTGGAAGAATGGTGTATGAAGAAAGTTTGAGGATTACTTTGAATGGGAAGAGAGAGAACCAAGAAAACCAATTGAATGAGAGTGGGTTCACAAATATGAAATTCCAACCATTTCTTGACTTGCTTTATTTCTTGAGTGTGATGTTGAAACAATTCGCTTATACAAGAGAAAAGATGAATTTTCCGCACCGATAAAAGAAGCATATTTGAGAGTTCAGAGAGTTTATGAGGAAAGATTGCATGGACAGAATGCCACTTGAGCAATATTTGCACTGAAAAACTTTGACTGGAAAGACAAGACAGAAACTGATCACACAACAGGCTGACAACCTGTGAACTTTACTGTGAAATTACCTGAATAATGCCTGCACTTGAATCAATTGACTTCTCATCTCGTGAACTTTACAATGAAAAATATATTCCTCTTTTGAAAAACAAAAAGAGGTATATTTTTATGATGTGAGGTTCTGGAAGCTGAAAGAGTACATTTGAAGCTGAAAAGGAAATCATCAAGACATATACACCATGAAACAGGCTGCTTGCCATGAGAAAGGTCAAAGACACAATCAAAGAATCTGTCTTTGCAGAACTTGTCTGAATGATTGGACTCTGGTGACTCTCAGCACACTTTGAGATCACCAAGTCACCAATGTATATCAAAAACAATCTCACTGGAAGTGATATTGTCTTCAGGTGAATGGATAATCCAGAGAAGATCAAATCAATCAGAAGAGTTTCAAGAGTGTGGCTTGAAGAAGCAACAGAGTTTCACAAGATAGACTTTGAGCAACTTGACCTCCGCTTGAGATGACAACCAGAAATGCAGATCACATGCACATTCAATCCAATTGATGAATTGCACTGGTTGAACACTGATTTCTGGTCTTTTTGAAACACAGAGCATGTTGAGCTGTGCCATTCAACCTTTCTGGACAACAAGTGGGTTGGTGCTGAGTATTTGCAAGTGATGGAAAGACTCAAGGTCACAAATCCAAACATGTACAACATCTATGCAAAGTGATTGTGGTGAGCTGGTCTTGAGTGAGTCATCTTCAAGTTTGGTTACATTCAGGAAATACCAGCAGAAGCAAATCTTCTCTGATATGGAATGGATTTTTGATATACCAATGATCCAACCACTCTGACAGCAATCTATGAATGGAATGGAAAAATCATTCTTGATGAGGTGATATACAGAACAGGTCTCATGAATGTGTATTTGAGGGAAGAAGACCGCTTGAAATCCATTGTTGGTTTGCTTGAAGAAAATTGAATCAGCAAGACAAAAGAAATCTTTGCGGATTCCTCAGAACCAAAATCAATTGATGAAATCCACAGGGAATGATGGAACATCAAACCAGTTGTGAAAGGTGCTGACTCGATCATGTTTGGAATCACTGCAATGCAATCATATGAAATCCTGATCACTGCAAGAAGCTGAAACATCAAGAAAGAATTCAGAAACTACACATGGGCTGTTGATAAGAACTGAAAGAAGCTCAATGAACCAATTGATGCATTCAACCATTCCATTGATGGTGCAAGGTACTTCTTCATGATGAGACTTTCCAAAGTCTTCAAGAAGAAAACTGTTTCCGCTTGATAGTCTCATTTTATCCATAATCATTTTGCTGTATGAAAAAAGAATCAGAAATCACACTCAAGGTTTCTCTTGCATGGAAGAGAACCACAGTCTTTCTGAAGCTGGTGAGACACAAGCTTTGAAACTGACACTTGCATTGAACATGGGATCAATATTTGTTCCCTATCGTTTCGCATTATAGACAGACAGAAGATCAGCTGATGTCAAAACTTCACACAGATGAAAGAGGTGGTGACAGGCATTCAGAAGCTGCAAAGGCTGCAAGAACTCAGAAGAAATTTGTTGCTGATCCACTCTGATTCAATAAGTTCAGATATGATGATGAAATCAGAATGATCATCAAAGATATTGATGAGAAAGTACAAAATGAAAAAATCTTTCAGAAAGAAGAAAAAACAATATAATTTCTTCAAATAATCAACCAAAATATGTCACTTTTATCAACTTTGTTCACAAATGCTTGAAAACAGAAACCAACAGTGAACTGATTTTCAATCTCAACTCTGGACATAGTCAATGCAACATCATTGGCTGTGTTCTATGAATTCTATGAGAGAAATCCATATATTGCAGCAGTTATTGGAAGAATTGAAAGTGATGTTGGTTCTCACTGATTTGAGATCAGGAAATACAAGAAAGAACAACTGCTTGATGCATACAAGAACTTGATCAAGGCTTCCATCTGATACACACCAAGACAGTTCATCAAGAGAATCATCAGAGATTTTGAGGTGACTGGAAATGCATATGTCTATCTTGCACTTGATGGAAACAAGGTGACAGGGCTTCAAATCCTCGATCCAAGATATATCAAACCAATCATGAAGAAAGATTGAACAATCCTCTGATATGTTCAAACCATGAATTGAGTCAGAGCATTTTTTCTTCCTGAAGAGATTCACCACCTCAGATGAGACACTGACTTGAAATATGAGTGTGTTGGAAGATCAAAGATGGAATCACTCTTCATTGACCTTGAGACAGACAAGGAAGCAAGAGATTCAAACCTTGCATTCTTCAGAAATAATCAGACACCAGCATCAGTGATTCTTCTTGATCCTGACTATTCATTGCCAACTGATGCAGCTGAAGCAGAAAAGGTGAAAAAGAAGTTGAAAGAGGTTCTTGAGTCTGGAAGATACAGTTGAGGGAAGAACAGGCACAGAGCTTCAGTGTGGGAATGAGTGAAGTGAGTTGTGAAAGTTCAAGACAAGATTTCAGACATGGAATTCATCAACACACGAAAGTTCACATTGGACATGGTGTGTGCTGTCTATGAGGTCAACAAAGACATTCTCTGAATCACTGAGACTTCCAACAAGAGTGTTGGAAATGTTCAATCTGAAACATACTATTTCAGAATTGAAGAGAAAGAAAAGATGATTGATGAGTTCATGACAGGGATTCTTCAGGCATGCTTCTGACCTGAATATTCATATGTGACTCTTCAGGACAATATCAGAACACTCACAATCCGTTCTGATCTCTCTGTGAAACTCTTTGAAAAAGGTGTCATCACAAGGAATGAAGCAAGAGAAATTCTTCAATATGATCCTGTTGAATGATGAGATGAATTCTCACAAATCAAAGCAGCAGACCAGCAGAATCAAAACCAGAATTGAACAGACAATCAAGACACAACAAATCAATAATTTTCAAAAGTCATTTTTCTCATTATAATTCCATCATTATGAATCCAACAGATACAAAAGTTGATTTAGAAAACAGAAGCCCCGCTTTTGCCAAACCCGTGTTATCGGCTGTTTTTCTTCATCAGAAAATCGAAAAGTTAATCCCATTTATAAGTGAGGAATTTATCACTTATCCACTTTGGGAAGAAGGCAAATACATACCATTTTTGAAATGTTGGCAAAAAGCAGATACAGAAAACAAATGCACTCGTTTGTCAAATAAGTTAAACAAACATTTTGAAAAAACAGGGTATGAAATTTCATTTATTGGCAAAGAACACAGAAGCGTTATTCACGAATTTTATATTTATCCAAAGTGGAAGGAATTAAAAAACGGCTCTTATAAATTCGTCAAACAAGATTGGTCTATTGAGGAAATGTTGGACTTGTTTGGGTCTGTCCTAAAATAGCCGATAACAAATCAATAATTTTCAAAAGTCATTTTTCTCATTATAATTCCATCATTATGAATCCAACAGAAACAAACATCACTGAAAACAGGTTTGATCTTCCAATGACCTGTGACAAGCTCGATCAAAAAGGAATTGATTCAATTCTCAGCATGCAGATTGATGCTTCCAAGATCAAGAAGACATGAAAGACAATTCCAACTTCTGAAAATGTCATTGTCTTCAAGGGTATAGTTTCACAAAACTATGCAGCATGAGAAGCTTCAAGGAATGCATACAAATATGATCAGACAGGATGGATTTTTGATTCATACTCTCTGAATCCTGTGATCCTCTGGCAACATGATCAATACTATGGTGCAATTGGACATGCTGTTCAATTCTGGTTGGATGAAGAGAAAAACTTGAATTGTCTGTTCTATGTTGACCTTGACACTCTTGAACCAAGACATGCAAAGCAAATCAAGAATGGATATGTTTCAGGAATCTCAACTTGAGCAATCACAGTTGAATATATGTTTGAAGAAAATGACACAGGGAACAGGCTGACAAGAGCAGAAGCAGAAGAAAAGTATGGATGGGAAAATGTGTTCTATGCTCTCTATGGATGGGCAAATGACTTCATCACACTCATCATCACGAAAGCACAAATGATAGAAAATTCAATGGTCACCATTGGAAGCAACGAAAAGGCACTTGCGGTGCAAAACTCAATAGGAAAATCTTTTTCAAAGATTGCCGAAGAGTATAAAAATTCAAAATCAGGCTCTAATCAAGCAACTTTACATCCTAACAATTTGACTATGGACAAACCAGAGATCAAAAAGGACAACTCAACAGAGGAAACAACAACTGTTTCTGCTGCAACAGATACCCCAGCATCTGAAGCAACATGAACAGGAACTGAGACTTCTGCTGATGCTGGAAATGGTGGTGATCCAGCACCAGAGACAAATTCTGTGAATACAGATGCACTCTCTGAGGTTGACACACTCAAGAACACTGTTGCATCTCTTAATAATCAAATTGAGCAGATGAAGCAAGATCATGCAAGTGAAATTGCAAAGCTGAACAGTGATCATGAAAAGGCTCTGACTGATGCTATAAACAGCAAGAGGGAAGAGGACAGAAAAAACCTTGCAACTGTTGTTGATAATCAGGTGAATGTTCCTGAAACAACAGATGAAAAAACTGATGTGAACTCTCTTGAGGACTTCAGTCAAAAATACATTCAAAAATAGTTTCAAATTTCTTTATTTCTCTTATTTTCTCTTTTATGACTCCAAAAGAAGCACTGTTCTATAATGCAATTGCTCTCATGCATGTGAACAAAAAGGGTGGTGAAATGCTCAATGATTTCTCTGCTGCTCTCAAAAATTCGGGTGAGACACTCACTGTCCGTCAACTCCTTGACATGACTGGTGAAAACTTCCTCAAGACAAATGCTAATGAAGCAATGTCAACTGGTCAAGCTGGTTTTGGTGCTGAATTCGTTCAAGAAGTTGTTCTTTCATCAGAACTCATTGAGCGTCTTCAGGTTGAAGGCTCTCTTCTTGAGGGTGCAACAATCAAGACCATGACTTCAAAGACTCTTGATCTTCCTGTTCGTGGTGCGAAGATTCGTATGGTTGGAACTTCTGAGAATCCAAATGCTCCAGCTGGTGGTGCTGTTGCTGGTGAGAACAAGAAAGCAAAGACAGCTCAAGTTTCTCTTGAAGCAAAGACACTCATTGTCACAATCTACTATTCAGATGAGCTTCTTGAAGACTCTGTCATCAACATTGCTGAATATGTAATGGGTGAACTCACTGCTGCATATGAAACATCAGTTCATGAAATCATCATCAATGGTGATGTTGATACTGGTGCAAACACAAACATCAACATCATTGATGGAAACACTTCTGCTCTTCCTGATGGAAACAAGACAGACTTCCTCAAGTTTGATGGAATCCGTAAAATTGCACTCACAAAGGGAACTGTTGTGAATGCTGGTGGAAATCTCGCACTTGAGAACATCCGAACTGCTCGTGCAGCTATGGGTGCAAAAGGTCTCGATCCTTCAAAACTCCGCCTTGTTCCAGACATTTCATCATACTTTGAACTCATGAACCTCTCACCAGTTGAGACAATGGAAAAGTTCGGTGATGCTGCAACTGTCAAGAATGGTGTGCTTGTTGCTATTGATGGAATCAAGATTGTCTCTCGTGAAGAGATGGTCAAGGCAACTGCAACTGGTGAAATCTCTGCAACTCCTGCTCTCAATACAAAGGGTGCAATGGCAATTGTCCATGTTCCTTCAATGATTGTTGGTATTCGTCGAGGTCTCACAACTGAGACTTCACGATATGTTGAAGAACAGCTCACTGGTGTGACTGGTTCAGCTCGTCTTGCTCTCACATTCAATGATGTTCAGAACAACAAGGTTGCAACTGCACCTGCTGCACTTATCGTCAACATATAAGAAAAAGCACCACATTCACTTGTGGTGCTGGTTCTTTTTCTCTATCCCTTAAACAATCAAGATTCATATGGTCACACTTTATGCATTCAAATTCACAGAGAATTTGACAGTCTCGATTGGTGGAAACAAAAGGCAAGATTTCAAGAAAGGTCAAAAAATAATTGTCTCTTTCTCTGATTATCTTCCACTTCTCAGACTCGGTCTTGAGTTCTTATGAGAAGCAACAGTTTCATTCAAGGATGTTGAAAAACTCCTTGTTTCACCAGAAGACAAAGAAGCAGAAGCAAAGAAAGCCGCTGAAGCTGCTGCAAAGGAAGCTGAAAAGGCTGCTGCTGAACAAGCAAAGAAAGATGCTGAAGCAAAAGAAGCACTTGAGAAAGCTGAAGAAGCACTCAAGACAGCAACTGAAGCTGTTGAGTCTGAGAAGACAAAACTTGCTGATGCTGAAAAAACTCTTGCTGACTCTGCTGATAAAACACCAGAGGAAAAAGCACTGCTTGAAAAGGCTGTTGAAGATGCAAAAGCATCTCTTGCAACTGCTGAAGAGACTGCAAAGACAGCAAATGATGCTGTTGAAGCTCTCAAAAATCCTGCACAGTAAAAAAGCACATTTTCTTCACAATAGTGAAGAGCAACTGTGTTTTCGATATATGGAAAGGACAGTGTGCAAAACTCTTTGCAGAAGCGATTCTGTGAGGTCGGTTTTGCTCACAATCCTGTTCAAATACTATCAAATAATCAATCAAGGATATGTCAACAAGTGGATTCATCCAACTCAAGCAAATCAAAGACATTCTGTGAATTTGTGATTCCACTGATGATTGAAGATTGTCAGTGATTCTTGATTCAGTGACAGATCAGGTTTTTTCTCAGATCTGAAATTTGAGTGAGGGAACAAAGAAAGAACTTTTCCCTGTGAAGATGGAAAGTGTGAAAAATGGGATTCTTCCAATATCCATTTTGAATGTCACACAGATCACCAAGATTGACAAGACAGACTTCACAGCAAAGATTGCTGGTGAGGATTATCAAATCAATGATGATGGAACAGTTGAGGTTCTGAATCTTTCTCAGTACATAGAGACAAGCTTTGAGAAATTTGCTGTTGAATACACCGCTGGATTCAAGAAAGCACCAGAAGACCTTGTGAACATTATTGCAACAATGGTTGGTCTTGAATACTCAAAAGACCTCTGAAGAGATGTCATTGAAGAGCAGACATGACCAAGAACAGTCAAGTGGTCTGATCCAGCAAGATGACAAGGTTGAGCAGATGCAGCACAAAAATCAGTTGCTTCAAGACTCAGAAAATATATTCCAGTTCACTTGAGAATTTTCTAAAAGCAAAATATGAACCGCAGATTCTACAACTACACATGCACAATATACACTTTCTGACAGGTTGAAGAAAGGTGAACAATGGTTGAATGAAAGATTCTCAAATATAGCAACATCAGGTGTGCAATCTGGAAGAACACAAGATCATATGGTGAAACACCGCTTGCTGTCCAGACTGCTGACAACAGCTTTGAAATGAATCTTGAACCACAATATTCATCAGTTGCTGTCTGAGATGTTGTTGAATCTGAGATGTGAACATTCAAGATTGAACAGATTGTGAAGCACCACAATCACAGATGAAGACTGGAAAATCTTCAAATATTCATTTCTTCCACTACATAGAACATGGCTTCAAATTTCTCTGCAAATCTGTGAAAAATGGTTGAGGACATGGCAATCAAGGCAGTGAAAGACACTCTTCCAGAGCTGCTTCAAGAGGTCAATATGAAATCACCAGTCAAAACATGAACCTTTCTTTCTCAGAACAGGATCATGTGAATCAGGTTTGAAGAATGAAAGGTGATCTGAGAAGTTGTGAATGAATGAGACTATTCAGAAAAGGTGGAATATGGATGGAAGAAAAAACCTGTCCGCTGGCACATGCATGACTGAACCATCTTTGTTTCAAAGGGTGCTGAGACATTCCAGAGGGCTTTGCTCAAGGTAAAAACTAATTTTTTGAAAAGATTATGACAATAATTGCAAACATAGGTTCATATTTTGACCTGATAAAGACTCACATTGCTGGTCTTTCTGTTGGTTTTCCAATCTATGCATGAAAACCTCTCTGAGAGATTGAGTGAGTGAATTGATATTTCTATCTGATCCAGAATCAACCAGCAATTCAGGATGACTCAACAGGTGTTCTGGAAAAGGAAGCAATCATTGAATTTGTCATCATTTCTGGTGACAAAACAACACCTGATGTTGTTCTCTATGAAGACCTTGATGCACTCTCAAACCTGATTGTGACAGAAGCTGGTGACAAAATAGAGCTTCCATGAGGTTTCACAATCTATTCAATCCAAGAGATGTGACAATCTGGAATCCTCTCAGACACAAAGGAAAGATCATATGTTGCTGCACAGTACATGTTCAGATACAAGAGCAGATATGCTTCAACACCTCGTCTTCCATAATCTTTCAAAAGTAACTTTTTTCACTATAATGCTCGTGATGAAGTGAGCTGGGGAGTTCTGCTTCACAAACTTTTATTTCCTTTTATTTTTCCAATATGGCTGTACTCGATCTTGAAAAAAATGGTCTGTTTGGTGAGAATGGCACAGGAAAACTGTATATTGCAACCAATTATGCTTGAACCACCTTTCCAGATGGTGATGGTACAAATGAGGATGAAGCAATCACAACTCTTGCTGCACTCACATATTCAGACATTGGATATTTTGAGAAATTTGAACCATTCATCAAAAAGGGTGATGAGAAAGTCATCATGACTGACTATTGTGATGTTGGTGAGATTTCCCGAAAAAATGAGCTTGTTCCATGATTCAAAGTTGATGTTCAAGAGATTCTTGAGATGGCAAATCTCGCACAGATTCTCTGAACTGAACTCAACACTGCTGCTGGTGTTCAACTCATTGGAATGAAGCGAACAATGAAGACAAATCCATATCAGGTCTTCAAGTTTGTCTCTTGTCCAAAAGGTGAAAAATCAAACACTTTCTACTTTGTCAAAGCTGCTCTTTCAGCTGATGTGACAATGCCTTTTGCAAACCTCAACAGAGAGGATTTTGCTGGTGTGACATTAGAGTTTGAAGTAGCGGAATGATGAAACTTCTATGTAAGAAAAGAAGTATAATCATTTGAATAATAAAAATCCCATCTATTCGGTGGGATTTTATTTACTATTGGTCTCATAGACGTTTTTTAATGATTTCAAAGTATCACTCATCTTTTTCTATGAGTATATAGTTTCGGTTGGTGTTTTGACAAGCTACTCAGGTTGTACCACTTCAGGCTGTGAAATCGAGGACTGTCTCTCATTCGTTTGTGTAGGTTTTTATGAGATATTCGAGCAATGCAACTGGTTTTTGAGTTGGGTGTAGTCTGTTTTTATCTTTATCAAAATATAATACATCCTTAGGATAATTTGTGTATTCTTGAGTATATTCTTTAGCTTCATAACTATAAAAAGAGTCTTTTCTATGTTTTTTTCTTTGACTTTGAATTTTTGGACTGTTTAATTTTTTAATTCACTGATGATTTAAAGTATGTCAATTTTTTATATAGGAATCAAATCTGTTGTCTAATTGTAGTATTTTTTTTAATTTTTCATAGTGTTCTATATTTGGCTTAGAATATGTAAAATCTCCATTAACATTTCTACCTTCATAAAATGAGTATAATGTATTTGTTCATAATAAATTATCCATTTCTTTTTTAGATATTGCTAATTTTGTTCTTTTTAATTTTAAATATATAGCAAGATCTTGCATATCTTCTTTTAAGAAAACACTTATATTTTCGTATATAGATAATGGGTTAAATTTCTTTGATAAATATTTTGTAGCATTATTTCTAATCCATATCCAATCATATTTATACATTTTCAAATTGCTTGTCCTTAATAAAGAAGAAAATGGCTCACTTCAGAACAATACAATAGCTCCATTTGGTTTTATAATCCGTTTCAATTCTTTCCACATAGGCTCAAAAGGAATTACTGAATCCCATTTACAAGCTGTAGTTCCGTATGGAGGATCGGTGATAATAGCATCTATACTCCCATCAGGAATAGATTTCATTATTTCAAGACAGTCTCATAGGTGGATTGTGTTTTTCATAGTGGAAAAGTTATTGTTAAAGTAAAAGGACTATATTGATATTTTGCTAAAAGCAAAATGTTTTTCTGAGATTTTCAAAAAAGAACATTTTGCATATAATATGCAGTATGAAATCAACTGAATTTCCACTCAAGAAGACATTTGAACAAGATTTTCTTTCAGCAAATTGAAAGAATGTTTTCACTCTCAAATATCAGCAAGCAACCATGAAAGAATATCATGAGTTTTTTGCATTGTCTCAGGTTGATCAGATCAAAGAGCTATATTCTATGATCAGAAAGCAAATTCCTCTCACACCGCTTGAAAAGGCTGTTTCCATGATATTCAAATCATTCAGAGGGAAGATTGAAAGGTCTCTTGATATTGATTTGATGATCCAAAATATTCTTGAGAACAGATTCAGGACATATGAATCAGTGTTCACAAAGACTGCACATCTGAGGAAAAGCACATCAAATTCAAACAAAAAGTCACTGTTTTCAGCTGGTTTGTCCATAGTTTGTCAGAAATATTGCATGTCACCAACTGACCTGTTTGAAAACTACACACTGGAACAATTCATGTGGCTTCAGGATTGAATCATCTTCAACATGAATGAGCAGGACAAGGAATGACAGACAGAAAATCAAATTGCTCTTGTGGACAAGGAAGAAGTGAAGAGAAGAGCAGAAGAGACCAGAAGAGCTTTTGAGGAAGCTGGAAAATAACACCTTTATTCATCTTTTATCCGTAAAATATGGCAACAGAAAAACTGACAGCACAAATCATTGTTGAAACTGATCAAAAATCTCTCAAGCAGTCTGAACAAGAGATTGAGAGATTGAGAAGTCCTGAAGCAATCAAGATGGCTGTTGACCTCTGACAACTCAGACAGCAGCTGAATGTTGTGAAAAAGGCTCTTGCAGAGTCACTGAAAGTCTGAGATTCAGACCTTGCAAAGAAGCTCTGAGGTGATCTTGAAATCCTCAAGAAGCAAATCACACAGGCAAACAGGGAATTGACAAACTTTGTCCGAACTGGTGACAAAGAAGTGTCAGTTCTTTGAAAGTTGTTTCAACAGGTCTGAATTGACATCAATTCTGGATTCTGAAAGGTTCTTTCTGCAATCACAGGAAGTTTTGCACAATGAGCTTCAAATGCATTCAATACTGTCTGACTCTGAGCAACATCACTCTGACAGAAGCTTCAGGGATTATCAAAGAATGCACAGGAATCAGGGAACACAATATGAATGGCTTTCTGAAAGTGAGCATTGCTTGCTGGTATTGCAGCGGTTGGTGCTGCTGTGTTCAAGCTCGGTCAAGAAGCACTTATTCTCTGAGACAAATATGAACAAGCATCATTGTCATTCACTGTGATGCTTTGATCAGGTGACAAGGCAAAACAGCTTCTTTCAGACTTATCACAATTTGCTGCAAAGACACCATTTGAGATTCAAGGGATAAGGGATTCTGCAAAACAGCTTCTTGCCTTTGGTATATCATGAAATTCAATCATCTGAACACTCAAGATTCTCTGAGATGCAGCGGCAGCAACAGGAACACCGCTTTCACAAATTGCATATGCATATGGTCAAGTGAGAACAGCAAATCAGCTCTATTGAACAGAACTCAGACAATTCATGAATGCTGGGATTCCAATTCTCTCTGAACTTGCAAAAATGTATTGAGTGACAGAACAGGCAGCAAGACAGATGGTTGAGGATGGGAAAATATCATTCAATGATGTTCAAGAAGCATTCAGAAGAATGACTTCAGCTGGTTGATTGATGGCAAACATGATGTGAGTTCAAGCAGAAACACTCACTGGAAAATGGTCAAACTTGAAAGATAAATTCACCATGTTTCTTGAGCAGATGGGAAATGCAATGATTCCTTTTGCAAAGCTTGTTGTTGATCTCGGTTCATGGCTCTTTGAGCAGTTTTCAAACAGCTTCAAGGGAATGCAGATGATCACAACCATTGTCACAGCATACATTATAGACCGCTGGTATTATGTGGCAGATGTCTTCAATGGTGTTGTGATATTCCTGAAGAAATTCTGAGTCATCTGGATGGCTTCATTCAAGCAACTCTGAGACAATGTGTTCACTCTCATTGAGAATGTTGGAATTGCCTTTGACAACATGCCTGCATATATCCAATGAGGTCTGAACAAAGCTCTTGAGACAATCAATGGTTTTGTGAATAGTGCATGAGACATGCTGAATGGTGTTGCAGAGTTCTTCTGAAAAACATGAGGGCTTGTGTGAAAGGTTGATTTCAAGCTTGATTTTGCATGACCAAAAAAGGATTTCAAAGAGTTCTCAACAGCAATTGCAGATGCATGAGTTGAACAGGCTCTTGCTCTGGATGTACAGCGGACACAATACAAGGCACACACAGCAGAGATGCAAGATTTGAACAAAGCAACTCTCAAAGAATATCTGACTGATGCAACATCAAAGGTTGGTGCTGCAAAACAACTCAACTATGAACTTGAGAAAGTTGCATGATCTGCTCAGAAAGAAGATGAAAAATCAAAGAAGAAGTGAGCTGATCTTGCAAAGAAAGCAGAAGCAGAGAGAAAGAAAATATATGAGGATTCAATCAAATTCCAGAAGAAAGTTTTTGAACAAGCAATCAAACTCAGAGAAGATGACCTCAAGGCAACTGAAGAATATATTTCAAAACTCAAAGATGCTCTCAAAGAGATTGCAGATATTGAAAAACAGATTGCTGATGTTGGAAAAGATGCAGACCAAAAATCACTTGAAGCTGCTGGTGATAGATACAGAACATTGCTTGAAGAGCAGAAGAAATTGAAAGAAGACCTTGCAAAAGCTCAAAATGAGACTGCATGAACTGCATTTCTTCCTGATCCTACAATCCAAAAAAATCTTGATGAGACAATCAAGCAAATCAAGGAACTTGAGGATTCATGATTGCTCGATCAGAATACGAAAGCAAGGGAACAGCAAAGGGCATCATTGAGTGATCAATGACAAGCAAGGTTTGATTTTCAAGACAAACTCTGACAGATTGCCATTGAAAAAGCAAACAAGCAAGCTGAACTTCAAGCAAAGAAGACAGAGATTGAAGAAAAACTCTGACTTTCAAAGTATCAAGCAGAACAAGAACTTCTGGTTCAAGAGAAGCGAAAATCAGCAAATGAAATTGCTCTCACAAAGTACAAAGACATGATTGCTCTTGTGGAAAAAGGAATCACTGACAATACTCAGAAAGAGATTGACAAAAGAATGTCTCTGTATGCTCAGGAAGAACAAAGACTCTTGAGACTCATAGAACTCAGAATGCAGGCTTGATATGCAGTGGGTGCAATATCACCTCAACCACAGGCAAACACAACCAACAACACAACAAATGTCACCATGAATGCACAGATTGCAAACTCAGTGGACATTGATCAGGTGGCACAGTCTCTTGCAAGAAAAATTCAATTATCCTCTAAATGAGTCTCTTAAATATGAACAACTCTCAATTCAATCAAGACCTGTTCAATCAGGATCACACATATGCAGAAGCAGCAGAATATGGTGTTGCTTTCAATTGATACAACCTCATGAGTCTCTGTTGAGCAAGTGTGTGAATTGCTGTGCAGTCTGGAAGTCTTCACAATCTTGCAGCTGATGTCACCTCAGCTGTCTCATCACTTGCTGATGGATGAACTGTGATTGACAAGAAGTATGGAAACAAGACAGTTGTGATCTCTCTTTTTATACAAGGAACAAGCAATGCTGATCTTATTTCAAGGATTGATGAACTCAAGCTCAATACACAGTGAATTGAGTCAAATTTTGACATCAATATCTGAGGAAAAATCAGAAGATATGAAGCAACAGTGGTTTCAATCACTGTTCCACCATTCAAAAAGCTGGTTGATTTCCTTGAGTGAATAGAAATGGAAATTCTGATCACTTCACCTCACTGGAAATACAAGGATATGTCTCAGGTATATGTCCAATGAATGACAGCTGATTTTTCAAAGGTTGTCACAAATCAATGAACATATAAGACATATCCGATTGTTGAGCTGATCACAAATGCATGATCAACTCTCACTGGTGTTGAAATAGAGATGAAAAAGGTCTGAGAAGTTTCCTGATATACAATCAGCATTTCCGAAACAATCAATCCATCATCAGTTGTGATCTTTGATTTCATAGAAAAAAAGGTCACTGTGAATGATGTTGAGGTCAACTTCACTGGTGTCATGATGCCAATGCAAACAGGTCAATCAGTGTTCTCATTCAATCTGACATGAACCATTGATGTGAATGCATATATTCTTCATTATCCAACTTTCTTGTAGTCTATGAAATCATTTGAAATCAAGGTATATTCCAGAGTCTGAACATTCAAGAAAACCATCAATCCAAAAGATGTCACCTCTGAAATCAGTTTTTCAGAGGATTTGGAGTGAGGGCAATGAGATTTGCTTCTGTCATTCAGAGGTGATTTTTGAACATACCTTTCAACTGACATTGTTGAGATTCGTGAAGTTGATGAAGAGAACAAGGATATTTCCAGAACATACACAGGAATTATTGAGGAAATATCAGTTGATGAGTATGAGACATATTCAGTGGTCAATCTTCAGCTTCTCTGAGTGTTTACAGCTCTCAATGACAAGATATTCAAGAGCGGTGCAAATAGAAAGTTCACAGCATCAGCAACACCATGAAACCTTGTGAAGCAGATCATTGATTCATTCAATGCTGATTATTGATCACTTTCTTGAGGAAACACACAGAATTTGACCTGAAACATCATAAAATATACAGCAAGCAGCATTGATGTGACCTGAACCGCTGCAAACTATGAATTTGACAATGATTCTTGCCTTGATGCAATAAAGAAAGCACTTGAGAACAAATGATTTTCTTTTTTCATCTGATCTGATGGTGTGTGCTATGTTCAGCAAGATTCATGACAAGATGAAGTCTCTCTCACTATGTGAAGACAGGTCATCAAAGTGAACAGGAAGATTCACAAGCGGGAAATGGTCAACAAGCTTTATCATGAAAGAGCATTGAACAATGAACAGACATATTCTGATCCATCATCAGTTGCACTGTTCTGAGTTATAGAGAAGAAACAGGTTGATTCTGACATTCAGGATGCAACAACACAGAACACAGTGTGAGCAAAGAAAATTCAAGATTATGCATATGAGAGGAATGAAATTTCAATCCTCATGAAACCTCAGAAAACATCTTCCATTGTTCCATGAATGATCATCACAGTGAACAACCTCAAGACAGCTATTGCATGAAAGAAAATCACAAAGATTTCAAAAGCAAAAGATTCATGGACAGTCTATGTTGGTGATTTCATTTCTTTCTGAAATTCTGTTCTCAAAAAGTAAGTTTTATTATATAATTCCCTCATATGCCATACAAGAAGTACAATTCATCAAACAATGCTTTTGCACAACTCAATCTTCCTCTTGCAGACACAGACACAACCTGTGTTTTGAAGTGAAAATATTGAAGATTTCCAACATCAAATTTCATCATAAAGATCACTCACACTGCTGCTGGTATTGTCACAGCTCGTGAAAATATTTATGTCACAACAAGAACTGGTGCAACATGTACAGGTCTTGTGAGAGCATATGAACCTGTTCCAATTGATGATAATGCAACAACAAACATTCAACAGGCTCTCAACTTCAGTGCTGATGATATTGTTGAAGTGGTTGTTTCTTCTGAGTTCATGAAAGACATGCAAGAAGAGATTGATGCAAAACTTGCAAAATCTGGATGACTCAGAGAATGATTCTGAGCAAACAAGCATATTGTTCTCAATAGAACAACAGGTCTTGAGGAATCAAAGAATGTAACTGATTCAGCATGAGTCATTTCAACTGATAAAATAAGAATACAGAAAGTTTCATGAGATTTTGAAGATGCAACAATGTCTCAGCTTCAGTGAGCAATTGCATGATTGACTTCTGAATATATACTTTGATGAAGTGTTGCTTCAAATGAGTCAGTGTATATTTCAAATCTGAAAAAGTATAGAAATGCAACAACACCTCTTGCCGCAATAGGACAAACAGTTGCAAAGACTACATTCAGAATGTTTTCTTCATGAAATACTGAGCAAAGATTCACTTTTTATTTCACAAAAACCTGAACACCTCAAGACTTAACATTCAGAATTGAAACTGATGACTGAAGCTGAAATGCTTCATGAACACTCGTGAATGCAAATGCAGTTCTTGTGACAGCAATTGCGTCAATAACAAGCAATGAAATATATGAAATTGTTCTTCCAGCATCTTTCAATTTATGAGCTGCATGAACACCAATTCATTTTGTATTTTGGCAAGGTTCTCAATATGTGAATGCTTCAGACTATCTTTCAATTTGAATTGAAGATGAAGTTTGCATTGCTCATGATAAAGTGACAAACACTTGAGCAAATCAATCAGCAACAAGAACAATATGGAGTACAGCAGGAACAACAACAAATCCAGTATGTTCACAGATTATTGACTGTATTGCAGATGTTCAACTTGTTTCATTATGATTCAGTGACTCTATATCTCTTCTTGAAATTTACAATGTTACTGATTGAAACACTCTTTTATATAGAAATCCAACAACAAGATCATGATATACACTTCCAGAACCTGTTCAACTAAAATCATGAAAGAGATATAATATTGCATATACAGCTGTTTGAACAGTCACAAATGTCACTGGTTATACATCACAGGTGAATTCATCACAAATACAATGGGTATCATGATGAAATGGTTGATGACTTGTGAATATTGTCACAAGAACGGCAACATTCACTCCGAATGCAGCAATTCTCAGTCAATATATTTCAAAAGCAATTGCAACAACTGCAATAAAAGCAGCAGTATATGCACTCGTTCCATCAGCATCATCACCTTGATCATATCCAAGCATAAAAAAAGATTGATATTTGACTGGTTTTTCTTCTCTCGTAAAGGGTGCAACATACTATCTTTCAAATACTGGTGTCATCAGCACAACTGCATGAACAGTTTCAAAAGTCATTTGAGTTGCAATAAACTCAACAACAATCAGAATTGATTCAGCAATTAACATTTCATAATATGATAGTATCAATATTCAAAGACATGACATATGTGACTGGTGCAGATTTCTCATATACAGCACCAGTGAAATATTCACCAGAAGTGAAAGATGATGAAACTGGTGAAATTATTTCTGAGGAATTACAGGAAGTTTCAGAAAAATGACATCCTGATTGTATTTGATGTGTTGATATAGAATTCAATCCAGAAATACAGAATCTTGAGATCACAAAGAAAAAATGAAAGTTTGTTTTCAAAATAACTGAAAAAGAAATCATTGAAAGTTATTCAGATAAAAAGAAAAGAATAATTTTGTCAATTATTCAATCAGATGACTATTATTCTATTGATACAGAATGAGTATTGATTGAAAAATCAGACATCTGACCAATGATCATTGCAAGATTCTTCAAGAGTGATCCGAATGCTGAAATGGCATATTTGCAAAAATGGAACTTTCTCACTTCTCTTCCAGAAAGAACAGAAGAACAACAAGCTGAACTTGATCTCATCAAGAAATGATATGTTGCAAAAGAGGAATTCAAAGATTTTCTTCTCTCTCTAATCAATAAATAAATTCTCTATGACACCAGAATTCTTCACACAACTTGCAGACAAATCAATCAGCATTGCTGTTCTTGCAATTGGTTGATGGTTCATCATGAAATATTTCATGAACCAAATCAATATTGAAAGATCTCAAAATCAAACAAATCTTCTTCAGTTTGTTTCGCTCATAAAAGAATCAAATCAGGTTCACTCAAAGACAGCAGAGATACTTCAGACTGTTGCTGTCCAGAACAATGATCTTCACAGAAAGGTTGATGCACTCAAGGAAGCAATGAGTGAATGAAAGTTCTGCAAGAAATAATAATAATTTAAAATCATGACTTGCCAATCAAACACACTTATCAGAAACTATGAATGTATCAAGTGATCAACTCTAATTATCTCATGAAAACTTCTTTCGTGAGGTGTTGCAATGAATCTCACTGGATATGAATTCAGAATGGAAATATGCATCAATGAGGATTTTCTCGATACGACCATAACTGATAAAATCGCAACAATCGTTCTGAATGAATACACATTCAATCTCGCGACTGCAGCAATCACTGTCTGAGAATATCACTATCGTGTGACTATGAAAGACAGTCTTTGAAACATCTTCCCTCAAGCAATCAGAGCTTGAAGAATTAACATTTCAGAATAATGCCAATTGATTCACAAGACATCATCACAGAGCAAATCACTCACGATATTATTGACGAAAATATCACCCATTCTCTTTCAGAAGAAGTGATTTCTCATATAATCGATCCAGAGCAATGACCACCATGACCAGCATGAGCGGACTGACAGGCGAATCCATGAGACTTCGCATATCCTCACAATCAAGCAGTCGCGAATGCAGAATGGGACATCATGCACAATCTCGGTTTTTATCCGAATGTGCAGATAATGGACTCAGCTTGAGACCTCGTGACTCCGATGAAAATCATTCACGATTCAGTGAACAGAACAAGAATTCAATTCCTCTGATCAATGTCTGGTCAAGCATATCTCTCATAAATTTATTTCTCTCACTTTTTATCTCATATGAAATTCAATTCAGTCATTGATCTGCTCAAAAATGAGCTTCAAAACGCACGAATCCAGAATCTCACTGGTGCTCCATCTTCTCCAGTAGTTGGTCAGATATATGTCGACACGACAGCATGATCTGGAAATGAAATATACTACATGTATATTGGATCTGGTTGGGCTGAAATCGCATTCATGGCTCGCGTTCTCACAAAGAGGCTCGATCAGTTCGCATCTCCGAACACCTCACTTCCGATGAATAGTCAGCGGATCACTGGTCTCGCTGATCCGACAGCTGCTCAAGATGCAGCGACAAAAGCATATGTCGATGCTCTCGTGAATGGTACTGATTGGAAAAACTCAGTTCGTGTCGCAACGACAGCGAATGGAACTCTTGCTACAGCGTTTGCTAACGGTCAAACAGTTGACGGTGTTGTTCTCGCAACAGGAAACAGAATTCTCCTGAAGGATCAGACTGCAGGCGCAGAAAATGGTATATATACTGTTAATGCTTCAGGTGCACCTACTCGTGCAACAGATGCTGATGCAAACCCAGAAGTTACTGCAGGAATGGCTGTATTTGTTTCAGAAGGTACTGCAAACGGTAACTCTCAATGGAAGCTCACAACTGATGACACAATTACATTAGGAACTACTGCACTTGTATTCGCTCAAATTGGTGCTAGTACTTCATATACGAATGGAACTGGAATCTCAATCGCTGGCTCTGTCATCTCTATCGACACGGCTCTCACAGCTCGTGGAGCTACTGGTACGTTCGGAGATGGGTCGGCAACTTCCTTCAATATCGATCACAACTTGAACTCAGTCCGAAAGCTTGTCGTGTCATTCGTGAAGGAATCGAATGGTGAACCATATATATTCGACTGGACATATTCGACAGCAAATCGAATCATCGTGACAACTGGAACTATCGTTCCAGCTTCGAACGAGTTCCGAGTCAATGTATTCGCAATCACGTAAAAAATGAAACTCCAAACGCTCGAAATCTGAGTAGTGCCTACAACCCCATCGAATCCATCGACGGGGTTTGTGAAGATATACCAGAAATCTACAGATGGTCATGTATATCAGTTGACAAGTGCGTGAGTTGAAACAGACTTGACTCTTACATGAGCTTGAATTTCAGACTGAGATTATTGAGATGTTGTTGTTTCATGAAGTTCTTCAGTTATCACAGTTAAAGAACCTACTCTTAAAAAATCTGAAACAAGTGTAAATAATTCTCCTCTATTCACAACAATAGAGAAGTTTAATACACTACAGACTAATTTCTATTGAACTGGTACAGTTGCACTCGAATCATCATTACAGGCGGAATGAACAGGATGTATGAAACTCACACTTTCTACATCAGGGAATTGCTGACCTCGTATTGCACTTTCTTGAGCAACTAATTTACTCAAAAAATCATTCACAATTAAAGTGAGAGCAAGCGTTTGGGCGAATATCTCTACCGCAGAAATATTATTTGCTACAGATTCTAGCTTTGCAAATTTTTACCTTTGGCAATGGAAATGAGCAAGTAATCCTAAGCTCAATGCTCCTCCTGATGCCGAATGGATAGAGAGAGTATTCAATCCTTGAGATTGTATGGTATGATCTTGAACACCGAATTGGGGATGAATAACCCATATTATCATACGATGACAGGCTTCTACTTGAACACCTGATTTATACGTTGATGATTTCAAATTCTTCAACTGTAATCAAAAACCATTTGTGGCTGTGACATTCGATGATTGACTCCTCTCACAGTATACACTCTGAAAGGCAAAACTCGACCAATACGATATTCGAGCAACATTCTATGTTATTCATAATGAGCTTGTTCCTTGAACAAATATGGAGACAAGCCACCATAATATCCTATCGAAGCAATGACACGACATATGAGGACATTGAGGTACAAATCTAACGACTCTTACACACGACCAACGTATTACAGACTTACGAGCGATGAAAAAGTACCTTTTGCCATATAGAGGGAACAATCACTATGCTCTCCCTAATGGGGGATATAACGATGCAACGCTTCTCGATGTACAGTTATACTTCAATTCGATTGCCAATATCGACTGGCTCTCTAACACAAAAGAGTATTCTCCGAATTATTTAATCAATCGTTTCTCTCCTGATAGTGGAACATCAACCGCTACAATCCAAGCGTGGATAGATAATGCGATTGCGAATAATAATTCGTGTATGATTACATTCCATTGAATTGTTGCATCAGGAGCAACAGGAGCGCAGGTAACGCAGGCAACCTATGATACAATCATGGATTACATTGGTACTAAAAAAGCTGCATGAGTATTAGATACAGGTACTCTTACAGATTATTATGCTCGACCAATCACATCATACCAAGCTATGAGTCCAGTTTCTTTATTATCAATTTTTTAATTTATGGCTATTAACTCTCTCGACCAATACATCCAATCAGCAAAACAAGAAATAAGAATAGGAAAAACAGCTTCACGAACAAGTGTTGCGAATATACCTTTCTCTGTATTTGACCTTGCAGGTTATCCCTGAGCGTGAACACTTGCAGGAACATCAACCGCTAATGGAGTTGTACCAACAGATGCAACGGCAGGTACTCCACTTATCAATGCTTTCTGAGCGTGAGCAACTGGCTACATAACGAATATGGAATTCTCCAATTCAGTCGTGTGAAGAATTGCTCTTTTTGATATGCTGTTCAAGGCTGGTGCATATGCGTATACAGCAGGTACAACAACTCTATCAAGTCAACCATCATATTCTTCTCGCATCCCTGCGAGTGGTACTGATTTCACGAATACCGAGATATGGATAGAAGTATCGACCGCATTCGTAACAGGTACAGCTTGGCAGGTACAGATTACCTACACAAATCAGAGTTGAACAACAGGAAGAACATCTATTATATCAGCGGCACAAAATGCTGCTGCACTTACTCAGGGAAAGATGTTCCAAATCGCTCTCCAAGCAGGAGATACAGGAATACAAAAAATAGAAAGCGTGATAGTAACAAATGGTGGTACAGCAATGACAGCAGGAGCGTTCAATGTTCTTGTACTCCGAAGACTCGGACAGGCTCGTATTCGTGTAGCAAATGACACACAAAAGATACCTCTGCTATGAAGTGCAATGCCTATAATATATGCTGATTCTGCGTTGATTATTCAAGTACAGGCAGATAGTACAGCGACTTGATTACCTGAATGTTTCCTTCAAATAAGTAATTTATAATGATCCTTCCAGACCAAACCATATACGAACTTCAAGCTCTCAAAATAGCAATGAGTTGAGACTATCCAGCATCGACACCAGAAGAACTCGACCACATTATCGACAGACTCAAGTATTCAATATCAGAAGTGGTTATTACTTTACTCCTTAACTCTCTCTCGAATGAACACACCTGAAACAATGCAAGCACATCAAGAATGGGTCAATGAACGAATTGACCTACAGAATAAGCTCACACAATGAGAAATAAATGTTGAACAATACAAAAATCTTGCTATACTAGCAAGTGATAGATATTATAATAAAGTACAATTTATAATTAACCAACAGTAATATGGCAGAACCACTCCAACATAGACTCTTCGATGATGAAGAGCATCAGGCGAATGATCCTATATTCAAGCCAATGACTCGACCTGTACAAGAGACTGTTGTACTTATACTAGACGGAGAATGACTCTTCGATTTTTATTCAACTATTAACCAATCAAAAAATGTTTAAAAAACTTCTCAAATTCTTCTGATTCTGTACACACGAACACACTCATTCGGAGTGATATTATAAGGTAGTATGCGATGACTGTCAAAAATATATTTAATTTTTTAATCTTTTTTCTATGAAAGCTCATATTATTTCTGCAATGAAAGTTGCAATCTTTGATCAAGAAAAACCTTTCAAAGATAAATAATTTATTCCTAATCTACTTCCATGTTATGAACAGGCAAGAATTCGACTCGTTGGAAATTGAAGCTAATGCTTCTCCTCATATCTGCACTCATCATTTACATATCCATCGGGGTTATGATAGTGCAAAGCTTTTAAGGATAGTACAAGCACTTGACCAGCTGGAAGCATGACAGAATCTGTGAGCTTTTCCAATGTGATATGAAGCAGCATGGATTCCAAAGCGGTTTGATTAGATTTTTATTTTTTTATTTTTACATATGAACACAATTTTCATTTCTTGTGGACACAACCTTGCAAGAAATTGGATCAAAACAGAAAACTGAAAGTGGGCTTTGTGAACATACAAAGACATTGGTGCTGTTGATCCAAAGAATAGAGAAAACACAGAATATAGGTGGGTGAGAAAGGTTGCAAATCAAATCTTCAAGATGTGATTCTGAACCACAAAAGATCATGTCATTCAGATTGTTCCTGAGTGATTGAACCTTGATGACAGAATAAAATTCATCAACAAAAGGGCTGTTGATGGTGACATCTGCATTGAGCTTCATATGAACTCAGGTGGTGGAACATGAACAGAGGTTTTTGCACATGCAGCATCCTCATATGCTCTCAGAAAGGCTGCAACAATGTCAGCAGCTATCTCAAAAGCAATGCAGATCACAAACAGAGGTGCAAAACCTGACACACAAACAAGGTTCTGAAGACTCTGATTCATCAGAGAAACAAAACCACTTGCATTCCTCATTGAGCTTTGATTCATTGATAATGAGAAAGACAGAGATGCTGTGTGGTTGAATGGTGCAAAGGCTGTGATTGATTCCATCAATGCAATATAAACTTGCAAAAAGTGAGTTTTGTGATATATTTCCAGTGTTTCTTCTTCTGAAGAAATTGGTGTTTCTTGTGGAAAAGTTAGCACCACAAATCCATCAAATATCCTTGATGGGTTTTTTTATTTGCAAAAAAATTGTTTTTCAATATACTTTGCTGTGAGAAAAAGCGGTGAAAACTCTTTCTTATTTCTGCATATAGTTTGAAAATGGCTCTTGTAGCAATGAAACCTCTTCTGAGGATATGCAACACAACAGCACTTGAAGTTCTTCACCGCTCTTCTGTGCTGTTTTTGTTTTCTTAACTTTTCCACATGAAAGAAGCTTTCTATTTCCCTCATGACAACAATGCTCACAATGATCCAAAATTGATGAGTGTCTTGATGGGTGTTTGACTGGCATGAGTCTGAATGTATTGGATAATCATTGAGACAATGCACCAAGAAGAATCAGGAATGATCTCACTTGAGCAATATGAAAATATTGTCAGGTGGTATTTTGCAAGAGAAAATCAATGAACAGGTGTTGAACATGTGTTGAACATATTCTCAACATCTGGTCTTTTTGTGTTCACTTCTGATGGAAAAGTATATTCAAAAAGGGTGGTTGAAAACAAACAATTCAGAGAAAAACTGAGAGAAGACAAGAGAAAAGCATGAAAAGCATCAGCAGAGAAAAGAGCATCAGCAAAGGAAAATCAAGAAGTCATTCCAACAGGTGTTGAACAGGTGTTGAACACATGATGAACAAGGAAAGGAAAGGAAAGGAAAGGAAATAAAAAAGAAATAGAAACAGAAACAGAAAAAAAATATATAAAAGAAAAAAAGATTCTGGAATTCTGGAACAGTTTTTGAAAAAACATTCAGCACCAAGAATCAGAAAAAATATTTGAATCAATCAAAAAAGCTTTCTGAAAATTCTCAGAGGAACAAATGATCAAGTGAATCAAGGTATATTGAGAAGTTCTTCTCAGACCAGATGCGTTCTTTTCATACAGATGGACTCTTGAAGAGTTTTTGAAGAGAGAGTGAGGATTGAACACATTCATGCACAAAACTGTGAAAGACTGCATCAAACAGGCAGCATGAGAGAAGAAACCTTTTGTTGACTATGAAGCACAAAAGAGAGAAATTCTTGCAAGAGAAGCGAAAGCAAACAAAGAAAAACAGGATTTTGACAATCAGAAAGCATTTGAAAGGCAGCAAGATGACAAAATCATGAGATGGTTTGAATCTCTTCCAGAAGAATCAGAACTGAAGAAGAAGATTGAAAAAGCTATTGATGAGAACAGCACAATCAAGCTTTGATTTGATTCTCTTTTGAAGCTTCAACCATGAACACTGATGTATGAACAGAAGCTTGAAATGGCAAACAAGCAAAGGGAAAGACTCAAAATTGTTGTGATCCGTCAATTTTATTCTTAACAACTTTTTCACATTTTATGCACACACCTCATGATGATCACCTTGAGTGAAACAAAGCAAAGCTCAGAGAAGAAGCAAGGCTTCACCACATCAAAGAAGCAGAATCAAAAGCTGCAAGAGTTCTTCAAGATTCTCTCAAGATACTTGCAAAAACTCTCAACATTCCAGCTCAAAAAGATATTTCCTCACTATAATTTCAACATATGGAACAACCATTTCAAGAAGAATCCTCACAAGAGGAACAGACAGTTTCACCAGAATGAAACAAAGGATCACCAGCGGTGAATGTTGCTGCAAAGAACTGGAAAGCATGACTTGCTTTCTGAAAAGTTGCACCAATGCCACAGAAGAACTGGAAGAAAGATTTTGACCAGTTTGCAGTGAAGACAATGGAAAAAAAGCAACCTCACAAGAAGATTCAAAATGAGAATGAATCTCAAAAAGAAGAAAAGAAAGCAGAAAGGAAAGAACTCAAGAGAACACCACTCAAGAGATCAACTGTTCCTCTCAGGAAAACACCTCTTGCACCAATAGGGAAGAAGAAAAAAGAGCGGTTGAAGAATCAGTGATCTGAAGTTGATGTCTTTAGAGACATATGGAATGAAAGACCACATTTCTGTGAAATCTGCTGAATAGAGGTAAAAAATGCATTTATGAATGAAAGACTTGTGAAACCACAATGTTTTGCACACATTCTTGCAAAATGAATGTATCCTAAATTTAGGATGATGAAAGAGAATATCATGCAAGTATGCAGTATAAATTGTCACACTCAATGTGACGAAATGCATCTTGATTTATGAGTTAGAAAAGAGCTTGAGGAAAAATTCGATTTTATTTTATCACAAAAAAATCAGTAATATGGAACAATGGAAAGCTATTTCATCACACTATTGATATTCAATTTCAGAGTCATGAAGAATTTCAAATTCAAAATGAAAAATAATTTGAACTCATCTTCATAGAAAATGATATATTTTTTCAAACATAAAATGACATCCATTGGTTCACCGCCTTGTTGCAATTGCATTCATTCCAAATCCTCTGAATCTTCCAGAGGTAAACCACAAAGACTGAAACAAGCTAAATTGTCACAAGGACAATCTTGAGTGGTCAACATGATCTGATAATGTGAAGCATGCCTATTCTTTGTGACTCATGAAGAATAATATGAAATGAAAGTTCTGATCAGAAAATCATTCTTCAGTATCAATCAGGCAGTTTGATATATCATGAAAATTTATAAAATCATTCTGATCACAACTTGAAGCAATGAGAGAGACTTGAGTATTGAACACAAAGATTTCTGATTGTTGCAAGTGAAGACAAAAGACAGCTGGTTGATTTATCTGGAAATATTCATAATTATAAAATCATGAGACCAATAGAGATGCAGAAAAAATCAAAGTATGGAAGCACAAAAAAGTTCTATATGTGAATCAGTTTTGATTCAAAGAAAGAATTTGAAAGATTTGTGCTTCTCAGAGACATGGAAAAGAGATGATTGATCTCTGATCTTCAGTGTCATGTGAAATTCCCTCTGATCGAGACTTTCAAGCATAGAGGTCAAACAATCCTTTGAGTATCATATGAAGCTGACTTTGTGTACAAAGATAGTGAACAAAATGTGATTGTGGAAGATGTAAAATCTGAAGCAACAAAGCAAAATTCTGTCTATATTATCAAAAAAAAGTTGCTCTTGAAGCTCAATCCTGATATGGATTTCAGAGAGATTTTATAGACTTTTTTATAAAATCATTTTACTTTCAGCAAAATAGTGATACAATTGTTATGTGCTTGAGACAAAAACAGATCACACCAAAACTTTTCCACAAGTTCGTTGGAACGGTCTCACTCACAAGGTTCACTTTTATTCCCTATCAATACACATATGCATAATGCATCACACATTCTCTTTGAAAAGAGACCAGTTCTTCACAGAAAACCTCTCAGCAATGAAGAGATCAAAAGTTGTCTTGAAGAAGTCTGACAAGTTTGAGTCACATTCTCTTTTGCTTTTGGTTCTTAACTCACAAAAATATGTTCAGACTTATTCAACTTCTCACACTCATCTTCACTCTGATCTGACTCTGAATGCACATGTGGACAATCCACAAGCTCAACAAGATCAAAGAGACAACACATTTCATGGCTTGTGATTCCTATGCATACGATCAGGACAAAGCACCAGATTTTTGCAAATAACTTTTCCACCTTATGCACTCAATCATAGAAATTGAACATTCTTTCAAAATGATGAAAGACAGGTATGAAAACAGGAACAAGAAAAAATCCAGCACTTGAATGCAAACTGTTGTGCAACTCTTTCTTGATCATCCAGACAAAATCTGGTGGTGGTCATGGGAAGTTGTAGGAAAGAGAAATTCAAATGATGAATGGATCAGTCACAGATGACCAGCAAGAGCATCAGACCTTGCAATTCATTGTCCAGAAATAGTTGAAGACAGAAAGATTTGAAAATTTGCTGTCTATCGACTCAGGACAGAGAACATGGAATCAATCAAAAAATTCCTCTCTGATAAAAACAAATAGCAAATTTTATTCATAACATCTCAATATGTATCATGCAAAACTCCTCTGAATTTTATTCACAATTGCAGCTTGTTGATCAGCATTTCTCTCAGCAGAATGAAAATCAACATCAAAAATAGTTGCAAAAGACTATCCAATCATCATCTGATGCATCAATGAAATCACATGAGAGATCAAAAAACCTCTCAATCAGACTTTCTCTGCATGTTATCACTGAACAAAATGATGGAAGAATCTCATGTTTCCAAGCAAAACACAGCTTGAAACAATGAAAAAGGTATATAAAAACAGGGCTTGAGTGGTCACAGCAATGACACTCATGAATCATGAATCTCAGTTCAATCCGAAAGCAAAAGGTTGCTCAAAGAACTGATGTGACATCTGATTGTTCCAGATCAGAGAAGTCAACTGAGGTTGAAAGATGACTGAGAAACAGCAAATGGAATGGTTCGCAAATCGCAAAGCATGGCAGATGTCATCAAAATGAAATTGCTATCAGCACAGGAACTCAGGACAAGAAAGAATGCTCAGATGTATTTTTTCAAGGCACAGAGGTGATATAGATGGTTTTGCAAAATATCCATCAAAGCGGCTTGAGGAATGGCGGTTCTATAACTCAATAAATTTTTAAGTATGAAAAACAAATATGCTCATCACTACACATTGAAGTATTCCTGTTATGATTGAAGGTTTCAAGAAATAGTTTTCGAGTCTACTCATAAAAATGTGAGTCAAGCGAAGTTTCATCTCGAACTCTGAATATTTCTATGAAAATCAAATCTCTCAAATCTTGAAAAACAAGCTCTCTTCAACTGAGAATATGTTTTCATCTCGCATGTTATCTTTTCAATATAGTTTCAAATTTTCTAATTTTTCCACATATGAATAATCCTATTTCACAGGACACAGAGAAGAAATCATTCTTCCAGAAAATCATGAATCCATCATGGAAATTCATCATTGCAGCTCTCATTGTCTCAGTTGGATTCTCTGCATATTCCTATATTCAGAGAGCAGACACAACAAAGACTGTTGATGAAAGACTCACACAGCTCAAAGAACTCAGGTCTGAGAAAAAGTGAAAAGAAGATCAGATTGAACAGCTCAAGAAAGAAATCTATTCACTTGATCAAAAAATCATCCCTCTGAAGTGTTCTGTATATTCTGAGGTGTGAGCAAAGGACACATGGGAATCAGAGTGCAGAGACGAATTTGAGCAGCAAAAACAAGAGATTCAGCAAGCTCAATGAAGTGAACTTGAAGAAGCGGTTGTTCCAGATTATCAATAAGAATTGCACACAAGCTCTTTCCAAAATGGAAACAGCTTGAATGGAATCCTTATTCTTAACTTTTCCACATGAAACCACTATTTTTTGACATTGAGACAATATCAATTTTCTGAAAGGATCACAGAGAAAGCACAGAACAACCAAATCTTCATGCAGACCTCAGACAGAAGCATTGAGACAGATTTGATTTCATGCCTGAGTTCAACAAGATTCTGACAATCTGTTGCTGAGTGTACAAAGAAGATGAAGTCTATATCAACAATCTTGAGTGATCTGAGGAAGACATGATCAAGAAGTTCTTTGAGCTTTCTGCATGAAAAGAGCTGGTTTGATTCAATATCAAAGGCTTTGATCTTCCATTCATAGTGAAGAGAGCATTGCACCACAAAATTTCAATTCCAAACCACCTGAGAATGTATTGAAAGAAAGTTTGGGACATGGTATATATCACAGACTTATATGCAGAATACAAGCATATGTGATTCAATTCAGCAAGTCTGGACACAGTGTGTCATTTTCTCTGAATAGAGTCTTCAAAGGACTGAATTGATGGTTCACAGGTGCAGCAATTTCATGATGAATGAAGAGATCAGGAAATCATTGAATATTGCAAGAAAGATGTTGAAGCAACTGCAAAGGTGTTTGAGTATTTCAAGGAATATAATTTCATATAATCATGGACACAGAAGAACTCATCAAAGAGAATGAATCTCTGAAAAATAGGATTGATGAACTTGAAAAAAGTGAATCAAAACTTGAATCTGATCTTTCAGAAAATCAATCTGAACTCAGAAGCGAAAGAAGAGAAAATGAAGAATTGAGAGAAAGAATTGATGATCTTGAATGATCAGAAAATCTTTCAAAGAAGTTCAATGAGATTTTTGAATTTTACAACTGCATTTGGTCTGATGAGACAAAGGATCAACAGCTTCTTGAAGCAATGAAAAAACTGCATTGGAATCAGAGAAATGAATAAAAAGTGAAATATTCATTTGACTCACAGCAAAATATGAATATGCTCAATGTACTTCATAACTTTTCCACCATGAACACAGTTTCAATCAAATATCGAGAGCTTCCAACACCATGATTTCAGTCTGAATTCACTCTGATCAATAATTTCAGAATAAAGAATGAAGACACAATCTGATTCATCAAAGATCAACTCATTGCACTGTATCTGTACCATCCAGCAGATGATTTTGAAAAAATTGTTCTGGATGTATGGGCTGAGATTGAGTGTGATTGAGAGATCAGAAAGATTTCATGGGAAGAATCAGATGAAAGTGACTTCCGCTTGTTCTACACCAACCACATCAAATAGTATGATCAAGAAAATTCCAAAGCAAGACTTCCTGAAGCTCAGACAGGAAGTCAAAGCAAAGCTTGAAAAGCTCTGACACAAAATTCAGCGGTGACAGGTTGTGTTCTACATGACAGCTGACAAAAAACAGTTCAAATTCATTTTCTAACTTTTCCACATATGGCACTTCCACAGGTTTCAAAAATCAAAGAACTTCTCAAGGACTACAAAGAAGAAGATGTTCAACTTTTCTGATCATACATTCAAGAATTGATTGATGACAAAGACAAAGATTGAAAGATGAAGAATTGATGGATTGCATTCAAATCTGAAAGATTCATTGCAAACTGTTTCATCAAAGTTGCAAAAGAGTGACTGAGATTTGATTGAAAGCACACAACACTTCAATCAACAGGGATTTCACATGATTATGCTGCATATAGAAACAAACTCATTCTTCTCTATCCAGAATCAAAGATTGATTGTGACCTTGTGTACAAATGAGACACATTCTCTTCATCAAAAGAATCAGGGAAAGTCACATATTCACACATCATCAATGATCCTTTTGTCAGGAAAGATGACATGATTCAGGGATGATATGTAGTCATCAAGAATTCAAGGTGAGAATTCATCACACTTCTTTGAAAAGAAGACATTCTCAAGCACAAGGCATCATCAAAGATGCAGAATGTGTGGAACAGTTGGTTTCCAGAAATGTGCAGAAAAACTTTGATCAAGAAAGCTTGTTCATCACACTTCAAAGATGAATTCACTGGTGTTGAAGAGCAAGACAATGAAAATTATGATCCAAATGTGACAACCTCAGAAGAAAGAAACTACATTGAAGAGATCAATGCAATCACAACTCTCACTGATCTGGTTGCATATCACAAAGCAAATGAGGGAAAGTGAAAAGAGCTTGTTGCACACCTCACAAGACGAAAGAATGAGATCATTGCACAGAAAGAGAAAGATGCTGAACAGCTTCCAGAATAATTCATATTTTATCACCTATTTTTTCCACATATGAAAATCCACAAAGATATTGAACAGCAGTCACAGGAATGGTTTGACCTCAGAAAATGAAAGATGACCGCTTCAAATGCTCAAGCAATCTGAAACAACTGAAAAGGGCTTGAAACATACATTGTTGAGATGATGGCTGAATCATTCTCTTCAGCACCAAAAGAAGTCTATTCAAATGAACACACAGCAAGAGGGAATGAACTTGAACCGCTTGCAAGATGAGTCTATGAACTTGAAAACATGCTCACTGTTGATCAGGTTTCATTCATTGAATACAATGAGTTCATAGGTTGTTCACCAGATGGGCTTGTCTGAGAAGAATGAGGGCTTGAAATCAAGTGTCAGAATGATGTGAAGCATTTCAAGATGATCATTGATGGTATTGAAAAGAATCTTGACTCAGGGTATGTTTGGCAAGTTCAAATGAATCTCTGGGTGACAAAAAGAAAATGGTGGGATTTATGTTTTTTCAATCCTAATTTCAAAAAATCAATGCTTGTCCATAGGATATATCCAGACAAAGAAAAGTTTGAGAAACTGGAAGCATGATTTGAAACTTGAATCCAAATGATGCGATCAATAAAAGCTAAATTTTAGAACATGGAACACTGGAAATGCATCAAATGATATGATTTTCTGTATCAAGTCAGTGATCAATGAAATGTGAAATCTATCTTTTATAGAAAGTGAAAAATTCTGTCACCATGAAAATGAAAGGCTGGATATTTGCTTGTGATTCTAAAAACTGAAAGTTCATCTGAATCTTTGCAATTGCTGAAGCATATGAATGGTATTGAGACAGGCACTTGCTGCACACTTCAGAATGGGCAATCAGAAGAGAAGAAAACTGTTGAACTTCTGCATATTGGAAGAGACAATGAAGAGATTGTCACACACTGTGAGATCAAAAATGCTGATGAGGTTTTGTTCGTGATGTTCAGAAATACAAAGAATTTCACTATGTCACAAAATGGTGAAGAGAACAACCAGAATTCACCATGATGACAGAATATCTGATAATGAAATGAATCACACCTCAGTTCTATGATGAAGATTGAGTTCTGCATATTGGTGATTTCTCAAAAAAACATTTTACTTCTGGCAAAATATCAATATAATTCCTTTACATTATCACTAACTTTTCCACTATGTCACAAGACACAAAAACTGGTTCAGAGACTCTGAACATGGATCAATTCAATCCGAAAAAAGCAGAACTGATTGCACTTGCTGAAAAGCACAAGGCAGCAACTCAAATTGAGATTATTGACAATGCAACATATGATCAGGTTCACAAGGCTCAAATTGAGCTGAGAGACACAAGAAATGCAATCAAGGAACAATGACTTGCAATCAGAGAGAATGCAAACAAGTTCATCAAGCAAGTCACATGAGTTGAAAAAGAACTCCTTGCACTCATTCAACCAACTGAAGACATTCTCATTGCAAAGAAAGATGCATGGAAGAAGAAAGAAGAAGAAGAGAAAGAGCCTCAAGAACAAAAAAACTACCTCGTTATTAATAACGAGCATATCTTCAAGAAATACTTTCCGAATATCGGAGAGCTTGCAAGACTTTAAAATCTCAGAATCGAGATTGAAGATGAATTCTGACCTAACGCACTTTTCCAATAATGGAACCATTCATCATATCGGTCGGAATAGTATCCGCCATCACGCTCGGGATCGAGCTTTTAAATCAACGATAACTCTACGCTTTATGAACACCATTGAAGAAGTCCTCGCAAGGTCAAAAATGGCATCCTTTGGCGAGGTACAATCCCTAATCAAGATTGCATATTCTCTCGGAAGAGAGAGTGCATTCGAAGATGCTCGGGTGATTATTTCACGATAACAATACATTTATGCTAAGACTTAAATCCATCAAAAGAGAATGAGATGGGTGGACATCATCAATCGTAGATGATGAAAAAAATACTATCAAGAATTTTTCTGCACCAACACTCACATCACTTCTTTTCCGAATGAAACAACACAGCGATGGAAAACGTTGAATGTTTGCGCTGAAAGCGATTAAATAACTAAAATTTATCAATATATGAAACACTTGCAGATACTTACGAACCTACGCAACGCACTAAACCGCTTTTTGCGTAAACATATTGTTACCTGCCGTTTTATTTTACGGTCTGGCGACAAAGTTTGGGTAAATATCATCCCGAATGATGATAAAATTCAAACACAACAAGCCGAAATAGATGGTTTCAGGGCTTACGGAATTTGCTATAAAAATCATCCTATTAGATGGCATCATTACTGCACAGGATTGTTTTATGGATTCGGCTATCATTCGGATGGATATGCTATTGTTTGTAAAAAGAAATGGCATTTATATCCTGCGATATTAATTGAAAAAATCAGAGTTAAATTACCTACCAATGTGGCTTTGTGGCTGCATCTTGAAAATGGCAGGTAACATAGCAATATGCGCCTTTAACTCACGATAACAACACACTACCATG